GGCTGGGGTGTGATATCAGGAGGAGTCTGGGGGGAAACACCACTCATCTGTGCTAGTGCAATCTTATAGGCTTGAGCTGCTACATCATTTTGGGAACGCTCCAATTCTCGGTTGCGTTGTAGCTCTGTCATTAAACCAGTTACATTTAATTCTGTGCCATACTTGAGCTGAAGTTCTTGAATCTTGGTGTACATGTTGACCGTGTCCCGATCACGTTCACGGTCATCTTTTAGGCTCAGCTCGTAAGCATCTTGTAATAATTGGAGTCTGGTTTTCTCCAGCTCCGCATTTGCCAGGATCTGCTCTGGACTTGGAGGTGGTGGTTGCGGAGGTTGCTGCGACTGCTGTTGCATTGCTTGAGCAGGATCATTGAAATAAACCTGGGCCTCTGTGATTCCATTCAGCTCCAACATACGGATCATTGCAGCTCGGATGTTTTGTAAATTGACCAGTGGATTTTCTGGACCCAGGAGCTGTAGCAGCTCTTGCTGTTTTTGGATTGTCTGCTGAAGGATTGCTGTGCGTTGCGTGGTGTCTGCGCCACCTAGTGGCATTGTTACTCGTACATCCATATCCGGGTAGGATCCTGGGAAAACTGGGATGTACTTACCTCGCAGGAGCATGAGGTCTTGCTGATTCTGGTGATGCACCGTCAGTTTCAACATCCGTCGAAACATTGGCACCAGACCAGTGTTGATCAGGTTTCGAGTGATCAACTCGAGCCTGGATTGGCTGGCCTTGATATTGGCCTGCACCCCAATGGCAGTCATCGATTGCAAGCTTTCTTGGTCCATGCCCTGGCTGGCATCGGTCACCCCTGTGCGTTGCTCCCGCACTCGATCGAGTACCTGGAGAAGCGGCAAAGCTTGTTGACCTAAAAACGGCACATTGATCGGCTGAATGGCACCTGGTTGACTCACCGGGATGAGGGCTCCAATCTCTTCATTCGCTAAAGCTTCAAAGCTTACTTGCCCTTCTGTGTAGGACATGCGCGGAGTGGTGCTGAGTGCTAGGGAATCAAGAATTTGTCTCCAGATACTCGATTGCACCTGTTGCAAATCTGCGCAGCTGTCGTAAATCGATAGCCCACTCCAGCTGTGTGGTAGGGGCTCCATTCGGAAGATAGACCAGGGATGCTCATCAACCGGAGTGTTTCTGAGAATTTCAAAGTTTCCACCAGCACAGCAAATTTTGCGGAGCTGACGCATTCCCGTGCCTTGCATGTCGATCCGCATGTAGGCTTCCACATAGCTGATCTCACGATCGAGCCCAGTGCCCTCATCTTCCGATTTGTAGTCTGGATTCCTTAGTAGCCACTCGTCATTGGTTTCATGGTCCTGGTCTGTGCCCAGGTCTACTACATCGTCATAATTGTAGCCCATGTCCTCGATGAGATCTCCGACTCGCAAGCGTTGTCTTCGAGCAATTACCAGGGCCGAGTCTAGATCTGTTGCAGTGCGATTAACTACCAGCTCCTCGGGGGGAACTGCCTCAACTTTGACAGATCCACTAGATTCCTGACGCACACAAGTGGCCTCAATCATGCCAGTGGGGAGCTGCTTCGCTTGTGTGATCTGCCAACCCTGTTGGCTCATGGCCCCAAGGGTTTGCTGATCAACGGTCACATCCCGTTGAATCAGCCTGGTCTGGGTTTCGTAGTAGGTCTGAACAACGCCAATCCCTTTGATGAGTGCGTCTTTGATCACGCTATCCATCACTTCGTATCCGTTGTTCTTGTCTTTGAAAAGATAGCTGATGTATTCGGTGGCCTGCTCGGCAGTTTCGATGTCCTCAATCGTGCGAGGTTCAAAGCGCACAACATGGTCAGGCCCAAATATGCAGCGTTGCACAGCAGGCAGAATTCCTGCGACCGTATCGTGAATGGTTCGGGCCACATAGGTGGATCTACCAGGTACTTCCTCTGGCACGTTGTCAGACTCACTGAAAGGCTGACCTAGGTAGAATTTCATGGCATCAGCACGATGAGGTGATTCGATTTCATCAATGTAATCGATTGCCTCAGTCAGCACGTTCTTGACGTACCCTTGCAGCTCCTCTTCATCCATCGGTGTGTATTCTTCAGCCATTATTTCTTTTTTGCTGTTTTTGCGCTTTGAATAAACGCTTTGCGAGTGGGAGCCCCAGGGGAGCCGGGTTTTCTCATGGACTCCACAGTCACATTTTTGCCAGCCCTACGGGAAGCTTTCTGCGCCTTTATCCTACGCTTCTTTTTCGCGATATTGGCGTAGAGCCCCGGCTTCATACTTTGGCCTTCCGGGCTTTCTTACGAAGCATGTCTGCAGTCATCCTCGAGGGAGTAGGCATCTTGGCTGCAGCCTTGGCAGCTGCTTTTTTCCCGGCTTTGGTATAGGGATATGACTTCCCGGCAACATTCGGCAAATGGACCTCTTTTTTGGTTGGCATGGTCTCAAAAAGAAAATGTTTCTAGCATCTCCCCCCACTTGCGTTCACCAGTTTGAGTCCTTACCTGGTTCCCTCAAAAGAGATGCTAGATCTGTTTATTTTATCAGAGACTAAAGGGAATTATACGATGTTACCGACATGCCGACGCTGAGGCCCAGAGCTGCGAAATCGTCCCTGGGAATCTACTGCATTGGAAGCAAAAGTCATGAGGAGGGCATCTGCAGAATCGGGAGAGGCACCGATCCTTTGTTGGGTGAGTTCTTTTCTTTCGCAGGCAATTTTGCCATTCGGTCGATAGAGGAAACGGACACTACTAAGATCGCGAATAAGGTCTTTATCATCAGGGATCTGCACATCCTGCTCATGGAACCAATCGCGCATTCTGAACCACAGCTCCGCTCGTAAATTGGCATAGACATCCTTTCGAGCTGGGCCTTCGCTGACCGCAACCCCTCGAGCTGGATAGCCTTCACTTTTAAGAATATCAAGACACCCTGCTCCGACACCAATACTATCGATCTCAAGCGAAAAAGGCTTTTGGTCAGCTGCATCATACAACTCGGCAATGCGGCCTGCTAGCTCGACTAGACTCAATTTGCGCCAACGATAAATTGGCTGCAAAATTTTTCGTGATTTTCGCTGCACCAGACAAGATGAATCGTCTCCATAGCGGGCTACATCAATTCCCCAAATGATGGGGTACTCATTCATGATCGTCACATCCCGCTTTGTTGCATCCATGATCTTAGAGTGAGAGATGATTGCATCACTGTCATGTAGAGGCCACTCACCCCGAACTCGAATTCTAAATTGGTTACTATCTTCCCCATATTTCATGCGGACTTCGTCGATGTAGTCCTGGCTGACTAGTGGATTGTCTAGGCAGCTGACGTGCATCGTCTTCCAGGTCTTGGCATGCACGGTGTGAGAGTCGAAGAAAAACCCCTGGTTGGTCGTAGGGTTACCCAAAAGAATCACATGTGCCTTGCCCCCGGTGATCTCTCCACCACCTGCCATTGAGCCATAAGCACTTTCCCAGACACTTTGTGGAACGCCTGCAGCCTCATCGATACAAAGCATGGTATGTAAAGCATGGAGCCCCTGGAGGGCGGATGGATTATCTAATCTTGCTGTGCGGTAGCTGATGAAATTTGACTCGGGAGCGGACTTCAGCTCAATGCGATCAGACTTGACCTCGAGCAAATCCCGAATGGGATCCGGTAGGCGATTGATCCACTTTTTCGTCTCTGCAGCCAGAGCATCAAAGATCTGAGCTGCACTAGGTGCTGTGACTGCAATCTTGGTATCGTAGTGGGTCAATAGAAACCAGAGGTTGGCAAAAGCGCAGGCTGATGATTTTCCACAATTGTGGCCTGATCTCACGCTGATTCGACGCTCACCAGCTGCCAGGGATTCGAGCAGCTCCCCTTGCCATTTTAATGGCTTCACGCCCAGGACGTTCTCACAGAATGCTACCGGGTTGGGCCGATAGACCTCCATGAATTCTTCAAACGGATTGGTCTTTGCCATTTTCCCAAATTTGAATAACCGCTGCGCCAGGTCTTTCGACATGGCCTCTAGTGATAATTAGGTGGTCTATTTGCGAATCGTTGGGGAACACTCCATTGTGTTCTAAAAGATCAATGCAGGCCTTGCCATAGTTATCAATATCTCGGGCTATGCGACTCGGAGGATACAGTGTGATTTTCATACCTAACCTTGCATCCTGATCATAGGGTTGCAAACCTTCAGAGGGCCAGGTGCAGATCATTTTGGATTTACGATATTCTCGGCCTTTTTTGCTCAAGATGGTCCTCCCTCGATATTGCCGATACAAGGCATTGATTGAGGGGGGCCAGCTAGTACGAATCGTTGTTTTCAAATCTTAAAAACCCTGGTTGAACTTTTACGCATGAATCCATCACAGATCTCCGGGTGTGCAGCCTTCAAAGCTTTGGTGTCCAGGGTATTGCGCTCTTGCGTCTTCCAGGTAACTAATGGCTTGTCTTCATAGAGCAACACAGCTGTTTCTCCCATCTTGGATTTTAGATCGAGGACTAGATCGCGACTTTCCTGGTACATCCCACCGAGCTGCTTGTAGCGATTGATGATCTGCAGCTCCTCAGACGTGACTTTCCGCTTGAGCTGATTGTCTTTCGGATATTTGTAATCGAGATCATTGGCACAAATCAACGGTGGCTCAATCTGCTTTTCTACCTTTTCCCAGAAAGCAGAGGCTGCTTCCACCAGCTCTTGCTGACGTTTCTTCTGTGCTAAGCATACCATAACCCTTACCTCCGCATCATCACGCAAACCGACTGCGTAATAGCAGAGAGGTTTGCCTGTGAGCAACATGTAGGTTTGCATCTGCCAAAAATGCGCAGCTGGGCACATTTGCACATTACCAAACTCCCAGTGTGAGAACTCCGCTCCATCAGGCCCATATTCCTTGCGGTTCATTGATTTTGTGCATTTTACTTCCAGGACACTATCCTTGTTCAACCCATCGACATGTCCCACCAGGAAAGCAAGCATCGGATGCTTGAAACGTTTGCGGACCTTGCGCCACTTGAGCCCTGTGCGATCCTCAGCCTCTTTCTTAATATGATCCTCCATTGCTTCCCCAAACTTCGTAAACTGATTGCCCTGCATGGGCTCCAGCTCTCCGATCTTTTCCAACCACAGCTCATAGGGGCTCTTGTAGGGATTTGCGCCCATGATAACCCCAATATCGGATCCACCGAGAAAGCTTTTTCTCTCTTCAGCTGTGAATGGTTTAGTTGGTTGCATCGTTCAGCTCCACTTTTACAAATTTGCTAAATGGGATCATTAGCACCAGCTCACGCTGAGATTCGACAAAGCTGGCGTTGTAGAAATTCTTCTCCGGGAAAGGCTCAAAGAAATAATACTCCCCTGGAGGATCAGGTCTCCACCGGAACACAAAGATGGTGGGAATGTTGGTTGCGTAGAAAACCTCTCGAGCATAAACGAATTTGTGTAGCGTGAGCGGGAGCCGCAAATCGGCTTGCCGCTCAGGCGTTCTCCTAAGTGATTCATTCTTCAAAGATTTGAACTCGAGCAGCTGGTCAACATGACCCTCTGGGCCATTGCTGCAATAGTCCAACACTCGAGCATCTGGAAGCTTTAAGAGCTTCCTGCCGAGGGAATAGTAGTATCTCGAGGCAAACTCCTCTTCTTCCTGGATCGAGCTTGCATTGGTGCCCCAAAGGGCTCGATTCTCAATGAATTCAGCCATAAAAGTTAGGTGCGTGGTTCGTTGTAGGTCTTGCCCAGCTGCGCGATCAGGTTTTTTGCCATCTGGTCTTCCAGGACCAAGATCGGAGGTGCATACCTAGCCGCATGGATCGCCACAGCATCTTGTTGCCAACATCCGCACGATTTGACCTTGTTCCCCCTTAACACTGGGCCACGTTCGTACACGTCCTGACCGCAATCACATCGACATCTCCACACTGCCGCTGGGTTGCCGTTGGCTCGGCAACGCTCATGATGTGGGCCACTGTGTATGCGCTCCTTAACTACCAAACGTCCGTAACGATTGCCGAGTTCGTTAATCTCTTTCATCGGGCTCTTTGTCTGCAGAATCTACAAATCGAAGAGCCTTTGCGATAGTACAAGGGCTCATTCGGATAGGCATTGTTGCAACGTCCGCAATAACGCAAAGCTTTGTCATCCTCCATAGCCCGGATTCTCTCTGCTAGTCTCTGGCTCAGAGGTAGACGATCTGTTTGGAAGAACATCATTGGGCTCCTTTTGCTCTATGTATCCGGAATGTTTCAAAGTTTCTGAGTTCCCCGGACCAGGAGTCCTGATGGATTGTTCCCAGTGCCTTTTGCCATTCTCGTCTTCAGAGTAGAAGATCGTTACATTCCAATTGTGAAAGGGGATGACTAGCTTTTTGTAGTCTTTGTCAGGAGCCATGTGGGCTAGGACGTTTTGTACATCCGGGTTTTCGTTGGTGGTGCGGATGTCATCGATTAAATCAGGCATGTTGCTATTTTTGAAAATTTTAAAAATTGGCTGGTGGGGGTACTAGAATAATAAAGGCCCGGGAAGGCGCGGCCCCGGGGGGGTCACTGATATTGCTAACATGTGAATGTATACTAATTACCAAAGTATACATTGGGATATCTGCCTATCATGTTCATATCGTGTTCACGCCTTGTAAACTGTTGATATTACTAGCCTGACGTATTGATTGCTGATCAGTCGTCATTAGTGCCTGGATCCTCGCGCGATGAGCTGCCACCTTCGATATGTTTGCGAGGATTTATCTCTTTAACTCTCCCCTGATCAGCCAACCGTTTAATCGCCTGACGATGTTCTTCCGTCAGGTCTCTCGTCTGCACATCTACCCGCTGACGATCACCAAATTGATCTGGATTCACTTTACTGGCTAGCCATTGATACGTCTGGATCGCAACCTGCGCCTTTTTCGGATCAGGATCGTCTGAATTGCGTTGATCGAGTGCCTCAGCATTGCCTCGAATCATAGATGCCAACTTATAGCTAAACTCCTGCAATGCTTGCTGCTGTTGTTTCTTCCTCTCTGGATTCTTATTGATCCAATTATAATAAGTCCGATAAGGAATCCCCTCTTCATCGAGAGATGCCTTGATGTGTCCAGTTTCACTGAGCTTGTGGAAGAACTCTTCCCACCACTCATCATTTACTCGACGAACTTCAAAAGCTTTTTCCTTGTCCGCTCTGGTGATTTTAGTGAGCTTGGGAGCTTTTGCCATGACTACAACCTTTTGCTTTGTTGACTTTATGTTGAGTACCTCTTGTCGACACTGTAAATATCTATTATTATTATATATATTATATATATTTATATATAAGTAGAGTAGTATAGAGAGATAAAAGAAGAGAATATAATAAAAGGGTAATAATATGGATATAACAAGAGAAGGATCCATACACACTCGACAAAGTTGATTTTGATTGATTTATCAAATGATCTCATTGATTTACGTTGTCGACTGAGATGCTCATTGCTCATCGACAAGCTCGATCTTCGACTTAGACTTTGGGCTCCCGATCACCTTGATCCGCCCACCAATTTGTAGAGTTTCAAGCGTGTAATCGTACTCAGCTGGACCACCATCTAAGATCTTGGAGTTGATCAGCGCACGATACTCGACACGTCCACCACGGTTAGCGATATACTTGATGACCTTGCTAAGTTTGTCCTGGAGAGGAGAGACGTTGAATTCTTCCTGGAGGAGTAGAGTCGTAGATTGCATAGCGTAGCTGAGGATTTGCCATGCAGATTGTAGAGCCTCTTTTGAGGGCTCTACCTGCCTGCAATCAATCACCTGTTGTAGGAGCATTCCGAGCTTCAAATGATACGGTGCCCAACGCTTTGCAAAGATCTCCAAATAGGGTCTGATTGCTTGATCAGCCTTAGCACAATGACCATCGATGTAGTCATCTAGCACCAGCTGCAGATAATCCCTTGCATCGTTCTCCATATTCTCATGAGAACCCAACCTCTCAGGCGAGTGCAGCATCTGAGTGCAGAGACTCTGCAGCATCTGATAAGATACCCATTCTTCCTGGTGTACCTTTGTGCCCTTGGAAGGCAACGCTTTGCGTTTTCTTCTGACTTCACTAGCTGGAGGTAGGAAAAATAAAAACCTCGCCAGGAAGCCACTAAGCAGATCCTCGGTCGTGATGTAAGGCTTGAGAAACTCCTTTGTCGACACACCCATGATCGATAAGTAGGGCTTGCGTATGAACGTGCTACCACGTCCTCGGGTTCGTTCCTTGAAGCCATCAACCACGTCATACAGGCTAGTCAACCTGGACTTCATGCCATCATTAAATTTTGTGTTGACCATGCTGAAAAAGCTTTGCATCTCTGACTGCACAAACAACCCACCTTTTTGCTTCTCGAGGGAATCAACTAGAGCCTGCCAAGTCAACGTGTCTGGGAGCTTGCGCTTGAGCTTGCGCAGCTGCACAGGATCTTCACCTCCCTCGATTGCCTCAGCTACTGCTATCGCCTCATCATAATAATCATCATGCACGTTGAGGATCTTAGTCCCTGCTCTCAACCCGGTGGATTTGTAATCCCCGGATTGAGCAATGACAATGCTCCAAAGATTGCAGTGGAGAGGAGCCCCAAAGTAGTCATCTAAAGAGAATCGGTGCATCGCGTAAGCTGAGAGTGTCGAGATGATCGACATCGTACTCACGATTGGTGCGCTATCGGTTACCTGGCTAATATCTTTTACATAGTTAGCTAACACAGGAGGAAGGCAGGTAGGGTCAAAAGGCGGGAGTTCTTGCTTTTGCAGATATCTCTCTGCAATCTTTTCATAGTTTGGACGTTCTTCTTGGATCTGAGTCCGTTGCCAAACCTGGACATCTTGCTCGACTAAATGCTTTGGTTCTACTTGCAGCTCAGTGCAAAGTTTCCCTAAGCTACATCCCCCAGCGCATTGCATCGTTATCCGATCACTTTGCAGCTCGATAATAAGTGTCTCTTTGTCAATCGGGCAGACGCACCGATATTTTGAGCCATTGATTGGATGAACTTTTTCTCCCTGACTCTGAACCATCTGGACCAGATAGGAGAAACTTTCATTCAGCGTAGGCATATTGTGGATCCGATCAGTTCTCCATGCCTAGCGTCATCAACTAGCATCGTCTTGCGACAATACTTATCTGTCGACCAATAGGGGATCTTTCCATCGTAGACTACCAGGATGTCAGGTTTGAGTGTCCGCACCCTGGGCAAATTGTTAAGCGTAAAAGCAATGACCTGCTCGATCCTTTCGAGGTCGATCGGCTCATCAAATTTTCGATTGTAGTTATAGTTCATTAGCACCAGCTGATGATTGGCCTGGATGGCAGCCTCATCAAACATCTCACTCTCTACTTTTCTACCCATCCATAGATGAGCGTAGTGAATGGGGATCCCCGCTAGGATCCACCATTCCTCATGTTCCTGCGACCAACGTGTCTCAGCTGGACGCATGTGCCGTTGGACCTCTGTAAATTCATCAGTCGACAAATTTATTCTCCTTGGGCTTTGCTTCTACAGAGGCAGGCAACGGAGGCAACTCTTTAATACAAGCTTTGATTTCCTCGATCTTGTATTTGTCGTACCCTCCTTTTTTTTCACCAGTTGCTCTGAGAGCAATTGCAAATTGCTGGTTGCCTATGTCCTCGAGCAAATCTTTGAGAATTAGATCCTTTCCCGTAATGCCCAGAACGTCTCTGATCTTCATAACAACTTCTTTGCCCTTCCTGGACTTCCAGGCATCTTCGGGATCATCGACCTTGTAGGTCACCCAATCATTGAAACGTCCTAAATTATTGCTAAAGACTAGCCTCAAATCAGACTTCCCATCTCTAACGGGCTCAATCACAATATCGGTGATCGAAACCAGATGATTCCCTGCTGTCAATGACCCACCCAGGTTTTCTTCCCAGGCCAAAACCACTTCATCAAGATTGCTCATTCTTTCCTTTCACATAATCAACGTAGTCTTGCCACACCTGGGAGATCGCTGCAGATTCCTCAAGCATGACGGTGGATTGCAACTCGAGAGTTTTCTCGAAGTTGCGAATGCTCATTTCCTTATAGATTTCAAATTGTTTGTTTAAAATCTCATTTAGCCTTTCAGTGTCCTTCTCCATTGGGATAGGGATATCCCGAAAATATTTTCGGAAACTCATTTGACTCCCAGTTGTTCAAAGATTTTAGGCCAGCTTGGGTCGATAATGGGCTCCTTCAACCCAAATCGATTTTTGGCCTTGATGTCTGCAGACTCGGTAACATGCATCACTCGAGTTTGTGTCTTGGTAACTCCACCATCCCCATCATGGCTTTTCTGCAGGCTCAGGTTGCCCCAGAGATCACACCACTCGGCAATCAGATCCTGGCTCTTCTGGTGCAGCCTAGCCTGGACCTGGTGATGTTCCGGTAAGGTTGGATCCTTAACCACGTTGGTTCTGGAGTGCCCATAAATGATGATGTGGTTGCCCATCCGAATGATCTTGTCGAAACGGTTGAGCAGCTGCTTGAGCAGCTCGTCAACTAGTGCATCCTGACCACCTCCCCAGGGCACCTTGCGCAACTCGGTGACCTTCTCCTTTTTGCAAACCTCAGCAGTGACTATTCGCACGATCGAGGTCAACGTGTCGAAGTGCAGATTCCCCATTGGTTCTTTGATGAATGCGTCTAAAAAGTCGTATAAGTCCGTAGCATCCCAATCCATCATTGGAATCCTGGGGATGTCATAAAACTTTGCCCCATCATCAGCATCTAGGATCCGGCCTTGCGTATCGCTGCTAGCGAGATACGTCTTACCTGATCCTTCATCTCCAGTGATGATGGCTCTGATCCCATCATCTGTTTTGCCTTGGACTTCAAACTGTGCCCATTTTGGTTTTCCATTAGCCATGTACTCTCCGGGACATAACGCTGCAAACGTGGACTCCAATACTCCCAGCCATCTTCTTCACTCCACACAGATTTTAAAATTGGGTTTTTGCAGCTTGATTGCTTTTTGTTTTCGTAACGATTTCTTCGATACATCAACAAAAATCCTATTAATACAATTGCGCAAATTTATCATCGGTATCCTCAAATAAATTAGTTAACAAATACTCCCACTTTGGCGGTCGTTCTTCTGGGGGAAGCCTCTGGACTTTACCACCCCCTTTAAAAAAGGCTTTAATTTCTTCGGAGTGCGAAGAAGTCTCTATCGTGCTGTTATTGTTATCCTTAATGCCTTGACGATAATGATCGTCTTTACATTTAGAAGTGCAATACAACTGATTTTTGTATTTTCTTGGCACAATTAAGTTGCAGTGGTTACAGATCATGGTTAACGTTTAGTCGTGTTTAGTTTGAGCGGAAGTGGTGCAGAATCTAATGGATTTAGAAATGCACCATAATAACTAGAATTTAGGTAGGAGATGAAGAAATCAGGAGGTGTGCTTGGGGTGCAGTTCTTTACGAAAATGTTAGACACCACTAGATTTCCTGCCTGCAACGTCCAATGTTAATAAAGCGCCCCCCAAACAGTTTTAATTAATCCTATAATCTAAACTTTTATCAACTATTTTCCAAAAATCATTAATGAATCTGAAAAATCATGATTTAGCCGACGAATCAGTTTCAGATCTTTACGCACACCTAAAGACCAATAATATCAATCAGAAAGACCTGGCCTCAGCAATGGGGGTCTCCCCTCAAGCTCTTTCTTACCAGATCAAGAATGACACATATCGGCTGAGCAAAATCAATGATGCCCTCGAACAATTAGGGGCACCTCGATTTCAACCAAATCCAACTATTTCAACCTCTCAAGGTGTTGATTTTTTTAAAGAAACGATCACTGAGCTGCGAGAAACCATTAAGAACCAGGATGTTTACATAAAACGCCTGCTCGACTTGCTCGGACAAAAATAATCAACAAAAAATCAATCTAACTACCAAAAAATCTTGATCAATCAATCATTGTCTCTATAGTTTTGGGCTTCTGTTCGCGTAGTGCGTTCAGCCCTCCCGTTTGGGGAGGGGGTTCCTATGCCCAAAATTTAAGGAGAAATGATGGGACGTGTACTAGTCAGAATCGCTGACCAGCCTGCGAAGCAGCGGTGGGTAGGCAAGTATCGACAAGATGACGGTAGTATCAAAATACTCCAGCTCTGCACATATGAAGAGCTGGATGCAGCACTAGGCAAATCAAAATCAAAATCCAAAAAGGATTTGATTTTAGAGGAGCTATACAATGAGAAACAACCAGAGTCCAACGCGACTCCAGTTAGTGTCTCAAGTTGGATTGATCAATTCCTTCGAGTGATTGAGGCCGATTGCACACCCGCAACCCTCAAACACTACAACGTAGCACTGCAGCTGCTTAAAGAGCAGAAGTGCCAACGCTTCGACTATTCCTGCATCGTCAATCTCAAAAACAATCTCAAATCCAGGATGAAGTTGACCTCTGCCAACTCTCATCTCAGATCTGTGCGTAGGTTTGCTATCTGGTTCGCCAAGCAAACAAACACACCAGTTGTCGATGTACAAATGTACAAACCAACAACGAAGACCATCCGCGCATATAGCGAGGATGAGATTAAACAGATCGAATTCCATTGTTTGGAGAAGATTGTTTCCGCTCGGTGGGATAATCGAGCCAGCTGGGTAAATTTACTCAGAGCTGTGACTTTTTTAAAATACACCGGGCTGAGAGGATCCGAGCTGCTAAATTTGAGATGGCAGGATATCAACCTGGAGACAAAGAGGTTGAGGATTACGGATAATGAGTCGACAGGTTTTGTCGTGAAAGGGAGAGCTGAAAAGACGATCCCAATTCCAGAACCATTGCTTTGCTACATCCACGATCACTGCAAAGATCGACCAGCAGCTGGCTATGTTTTAAATCGTCAATGGAAGGTGATCTCTGAGTTTACCCAGGCAATGAAGCGAGTGCAAAAGGCACTTAACATTCAAGGCATCAAGCCAGTGCATGGATTCAGAGCATACTACTGCACCAAGTTAGCGAATTCTGGACGCAACGCCTTGCAGATCAAACGGTTGATGAGACACACCAGCCTAGAGACCACGAAGCTTTACTTTGATGAATCTGAAGCTGATCTCGATGGTGCCGTTGATGTTTGGTGAGGAGACATGCCCAGCTTGCAACCAGAGTCGATCTCAAGTGCTGGGCAGATTAAAAAAATATATTGTCCTGCGATGTGTAAATTGCGGGACTACCTATCAAAGGAAACGAAGATGAGTAATTGGACTAAAATCAGTGCACTTAAAGACGTGCATAAGGGTCAGCCTTTTAAAGTAGTAGCTGGCCCATCCGGTCACCTTACAGATGATGTTTGGGTAAAGGATGAATTCGTTGAAAAGAAGGACAAGTACGCTTGCTATAAATATGGGACCATCGAACCTTGGGGGGAGTCTTCAAAAAGATTTTTCTCTCCCAGGTTCAAAGTCTATGTGCAGGAGGTGTGATGGATGCCAGCAACTTCAAATCGAGAAAGCCTTTATCAACTGTGAAGTTTGGGGAGCCTTTTCGACTTCTCGAGTGGTTCATCGATAGCCCTGGTGAAGTCATTGAGGCTAGCTCACAGACGATTCTGTATAAGCAGAGATATTCTCGATCGGACAAAGCTTGGAAGGTAGGAACAAAGGATGGAAAGTTCTATGGGCTGATCGAACCCTACAAACAAGTATTAATTCAACCAAGGGTGCGCAAAGTCACCTGGGTAAACTGAAAGGAACTAAATGAGTGCTTATAAAGATGTAATTGAATCAATTGATTCAACAGTCAATTGGAGGTGGGTCGAAGGTTTCATGAGGAACCAATATGGGACGTTATCCCATTTAGATAGAATTGATTTTGAGGAAGAAATTAATCTTTTCAAACAAACCCTCGAAGATTTTCCCAATGAGGAAGAGCTTTGGGAATCAAACGCACGTTCCCACGGTTTATTTGAGGAAGAGGCAGGCTAGCCAAGCTGCGGGAAATACCCCTATAACCCAATACTAAACTAACCTGTTTGCCTCTAGCGGTAGCCCGAGCATTCTTTTGAGTGACTCGGGCTTTTTTGTGTCTATTATTTTTTTAGTACAATATCAATCGTTATCGTGTTTGGTTCACTGCCAGCCCAGGTTTTATCTAGGTTCAAATCTGACTGTTAATCATTGGGTCGCTGGTTCGAGTCCAGCTTGGGGAGCCAACGAAATCAATGACTTACCTGCCAAATTCACACTAAATTCCACAAAACCACCATAACCACTGACACGATAAGAAACAAGAGCTATGTCGGGTTCTCTATCCCAGGCATAATCTAGGCTCGAGAGCTTTTTCGTGTTGCCCTATAAATTTTGGTCATTGTGAGCGTTTCGTGTTCAAATCGTGTTCACTATCCATCGAGTAAGCCCCGCATTCTGCCTAGCTGAGAGTAAAAATTGTCATCATCCAGGTCATACGTTCCATCGTTAAAAATCGACTTTGCTTGGCCCGGATCAAAAATAATGTAGTGATTAGAAGGTTTCACTTCAGCATCCATGATCGTATCCTCTAAAATGATCCCATCATATCCATCTGCGGCTAATGATTCTTGTAGCTCCACAGAATCTGAGAACTCTCTAAATGGGCCACCCAAATTAATGTCATATTCATCAGCCAATTTATTGTATAGCACTCGATACGCATCAATGTAGTCCTTGTGCATTTGACGATCACCAAGACTCAGCCCGTCACCTCCTTTGGATCTAACCACATATGGGTTTTTCAACCTAATATTCATTGGTAAGATATGACCAGGTGGACTACCTTTCCCATAAGTCCTCTGGTAAAGACTTTTATTCGCAAATCTATTAGCGACACTAGGTTCATTCGTGAAAAAATGACCTAGTCCCGTATTATCTGCATTTGATCCACTCTGCAATTTTGCATCATCAAATTTATTAAATTCATTCTTTGTCCCGTGATACACAACCACGGGCTCCCCATCTTTATCCCTTACTACCGAGTCCTGGAAGAATCGCTCGAAGTTTCGCTGACGTTGTGGGCCAATCACCAGCCCGGTTGCGTCTGGATCGTTTAATGATGGAGGATCCATGACTTCGCTCAGGAATCCCCCTACCAGGGGAATTCGAGCGGTGAGATCAGCTGCTAAGCTTTCAACCCCATAAAGATAATCCTCATCATCAAGTAACCCGGTATCCTGGAACTCTAACTTTTGCCTCATTCATCCTCCAAAAATCCTCGACCTAGTCCGTAGCTCACCCCGAAACCTCGAACGCCACGATTCTGATTGTAGAGTGGAAGATTGCGCTGATACGCTTCCACATCATCCAGCAAACCAAGGACGTTGTCCTGACCTTCGGATCCCAGCTTGACGTAGCAACTCGTTAGGATTAGCTCTGTCGATCATTGTCGAGAGCTGCTCAAACTCGTTAGGCTCAGCCAGCATATCACTGGCTAGCCCTTGTCGATTTGTTGTCGAGTTCCCTACGATGCCTCGAGTTGTCCTTGACCTCGAGACCTCGATTGCCAACTTCTGGCGAAACATCTCAAAATCCTCAGCTGAGCCAAAAATCGCAGCTATCCTTTTAACATTATCATTACGCAATCTCCGAGCGACATCAGCTGCTCGACCTCCAGAATCACCCACAACATCATTGGTTAATCTTTCGACCATTGCATCAAATTGACCGATAAATCCAGCACGATAGGCTTCCTGCTCAGCTGGTGACATCTTCTGCATATCTTCCCGCATCAGCTGCGGGGTGCCTCGTTTAAAGGCCACCGCACCTTCTTCGACTCTCTCGCCTAATTTGAATGTTTTGGAGTATAGCTCTCTAACCTTTGCGAAAGCAGGAGCTGCTCGATCCACTTGATCAAGCATCTGGGATTGCATGGAGCCAACAGCAGCTCCTCTCTCTCTACCTGAGAAACTTGGGGATGCTACGTTGGTTGTTTTGTTGATCTCTTCATCCATCACCCCCTTCATCATCTGCACCTTGCGGAGGGTGTAGGGTGGCTCGAATGGCCCTGGGTCTGGTCTTGTTGGATCCTCTGCTCCAATGCGTTGCCCCCTTGCATCCTCATAAGATTGCAACAGCTTCCCGGAAGGATCCCGATCAATGATCTGCCTAAGCTGCACACCTTCCACCTCAAGCGGCATCAGCTCGTCATATTGTCTGCCCAGCTCCCCTTGTCTCTGTTCCTGCATCCTACGTTGAAACAACTCTGGAGGTTGCCCTTGCGTGTTTGGATCCCGGAGAGCTTGTTGCATCCTGGTACCCTGCAACGCTTGCCGATCAGAAACTACTCGAGGTCCAACTGAGGCTCCCCTGGTTCCTACATTGTCTGCGAAGGCTCTACCTAGGGTAGTGGTATTTTCGCCTGCAACATCAGGCAACATCACGTCATCTGGCCCAGCGATCCTGGCTTGTCTGTTGACCTCATCTCGAGCTGCTTGGATCTTCATGCCATCAGCTTCCAGATTCCTTGCAGTCAGCTCTAGCCCTTTGCTGTTTGCATCGTAATCTGATGCCATTGGCCCTGGAGGTTGCCGAGGTGGAGGCTGATCTCCACCTCCAAACATTCTGCGCATGGAGTCAATTGCCCCAGCTCCTTTTTTCAAAGCAAACTCAGCAGGCGGGCCAATCACCCCTGCAGCTGGTGCGAACTTCAAAGCATCCTCTGCCGCTTGCATCATCTGCGGACCTGGTCCAGCTCCCGTAGGATCCTGATCTCTGTTGTACATCCCTCCAGCTGTAAGCGCAGCTGCTGGAGGGCCAATGGTT